TTGCCTAACTCCGCGGCTTTCACCGGCTCATAGCCTAGTGCTAAACGTTTGTCGATACTGTCGTACTGGTTCGTGGTGCTCAACCAACACAGGTGAAATCCCGGAATTGCATCTTTCGGGAGCTCAGGCAGCGCGCTATTCTGCCACTTATCACGGAACGCATCAATACGTTCCCGGCGCGATTCGTTGTCTGCATCAGCGGCGGACCGCTGCTTTACCTCTGCGACTCTATCTTCCAATCGGTCGTCTAAGTCGCGTTTAATTCTTGCGTTTGCCATTTTTAACCCCTATTCTGTTTGTCGTACGAAGTGTAAGCCTTGATCATTCGGTTGCGAGCTGCGGGGTCGTCCCACGCTCCTGCGTCCTTGATCGCCTGAACACGCTCTTTTGAGAGAGTTATCGTGTTCCCTGGTTTTGCTGATGGGTTCGCCGACCGCGTTGACGCTGTCGGATTCGCCCGTCTGACACCACCAGACTTCGCCGAATACCTATGGGGTAGGCGTGTTGATAGCCGACTGTCCAGCTCGTCCCAGTACTCAGGATCCGCTGGGTCCCAACCCTCATCGGCCATCTCCTGGTCAACCACCTTGGCGATCCTGCTGTCTGTGTCTCTCGCCTGGGGGTCGTACCATTTATTCTTTTGCAGCCAGCCCGTTGCGTTGCGCTGAACCTCCATTGAGACCTCATTCGGGACGTTCTGCTTAGGCCTCTTGGCCTGCTCCAGCTGCTGCTTCTTGTAGGCCTGGATCTGCGCCAGTCTCATCTTCGACTCTTGCAGCTGCTCCAAGTACTCTACCTGTCCTGCGTGATCGCCAGCCTGCGCGGCCTGCATCATCTTCATCTTGGCGTACTCGACGCGAGTTGCCTCGTCTTCAAGTGCCTTGTCTACCTGCGCGAACTGGTAAGACGCCGCGGTGCTCTCCACAGCCGCCAGCCGTCGGGCCAGCTCCTCGTTTCGTCGCTCCAGGGCGCTTATCTTGTGCTTAGAAGACGCCTCACGCTGCTTGGCTAGCTCTTTCTTGAGCTTCCTCTCCTCACGACGAGCCTCGCGAATCTTCTCTCGATCCTCGTCATCCTCTTCATCATCGCCCTTAGAGGAGTCATCAGCCGCCTGGCTTGACTCGGAGTCATCGTCTCCTTCGTCGGAATCAGACTCTTCATCTGATTTCTTTGCCTCTTTCTCGTTCTCAAAGGGGTCTTTTTCTTCGTCTACGGCAACCAAAACAGTGCCGTCGTCCTGCTCCTTAATGGGGAGCTCCTTCTCATCTTTTTCAGCCATTTTTCACTTTCTACAAAGTTTAGTCAACGAAGGCTCTCATGCGCTGCGCGTGCTCAAAGCTGCGGATTCTGGAGATGATCTCGCGCGCCTGGATGGTGATGAACACCACCGGCGATCCGCCATCCTCCGGGTTGACCACGAAGCGGTCTCCGCCGTACTTGATGGTTCGAACCAAGTCTCCTGCGCTGCACCAGGGACCCTCGGGCCAGGGCTCGAGTGTGTCCGGGCTCTTATATGCCAGGGGACCTACCTGCTTGACCTTCGCAACCGTCTCATTAAATCTGAGGGTTGCCTTGGTCTCGTCCACCAGGATAATACCGCCCTTGCTCATCGTCTTCTCACGCCGCAGCTGGACCAGTACACGGTCGCCTGCGACATCAATGCCTGGGTCTATGTCTGGGAAGCACTCCGCCTCCGTGCGTAGATCAGGCTCCTCTTTTTGAACCACATCAAATGCCATATCGGCACTCCTTTCTTAGGCTATTCAGCCTCTTCTTGTTCGGTCAAGATCGAATTGATCTCGTCCAAGGTCCTTTGCAGACCCTCCCTCTTTCCTAGCAGCCTCGTGTACTGCTGGAACTCTTTGATGTTCCTCCCTGTAACTAGGGCGGCATCAACCTCTCGGATCTCGTCGTTTACACGACGAATAATTTCAGACACAATGTCTCGCATAAGACCACCTATGCAAGACTTTTAGAACTACCGCCCCAAATTAGTACAGGGAGCCGCTGGTGCCCTTCAGATTGTTGTAGGGGCCAATCTTGTCGGCGTTGGCCAACTTAGACTGTGCCGCGCCTTTTTTCCAGTTGTTGTCGCGGTGCGACCCGGATGTTCCGGGGTCCACGGTCTTGTCCCCTGGTCCGCCGGCGTAGCCGGGCGTGCCAGTCATCTTGTAGGCCTTACGAAAGCCGAGTTCCTTTTCCATTTACAGTGCTCCCTTTGGTGGTTGGTTTAGTTGTTGCTGACTTGCCATTTCGATTTGTTTCTGGTTGTCAATCATCTTTTGCACGGCCTGCGCCTCCTGCTGGTACGTCTGCTGCTCTACCTCGATGCCGTGCTGGCGGATGTCCTGGTCGGCGGCGTTGATCGCGTCGATTGCCGACATCGCCTGCTCGTGCTCGAGCTGGGCCTGCAGACCGTCCATCTGCATCCCTGCCTGGATGTCCGCCACGCGCTCGCGGGAGGCGTTGTTGATGTTCGCGAGAACGATGTCCTTGGCGTTCTTTTGGCTGTTGATCTTGGCCTCGGTCGTGAACTTGGTGAGAAGCTCCTGGACCTTGCGCTCTAGCTCTGCCACCTTGAGCTGGTAGTCCTGCTGGTGCTTGGACATCTCCTGCTGTAGCTTCGCCTGCGCCTCCTGCGACTTGCGCTGGGTCTCCGCCATCTGGGTCTTGAGTATGACCTGGGCTGTTGGGTCCTGAGCCGCCGCCTGCTCCATCTTCGCCTGCTGCGCCTGCTGAACCTTTTGCGCTAGCTGCTGGATCATTGGTGCCGCAGCCTGGAACGTGATCTGCGCGTCCTGGGATACCATCTCCGCTGCCAATGACAGCGCCTTCTGGTCCTCCACGGAGAGAGGCTTCTCCTCGTGCAGCCCGATCGTGTCCTGCCCGTTCGCGGCCTGGGCCACGTACGCGCGCATCGACTGCAGGTAGTGCAGCGTCAGGTGTTGCTTGATGTGCTCAAGCGCGTGAGGGGCGAATGTTGGTCCGATTAGCGGGCTGCCACCGTAGTTGGGGTCCTGAGCGTACGCCAAGTGGACCTTAATGTGCGCCAAGTGATCCTGATCCGGGTAAGCCGCCGCGGGGCGGCCCATGGACATTGCAACGTTCTCCAGCGCCGGGTTGGCTTCTTTCACACCTTCCGGATCGGGCAATATCTCACTGATTGCAGGAACTTTAAGCTGCTTCAAAACCCTCCGATGAGCAGCCCGCAAGTTGTAAAGCTGTGGTGCAGAGTTTGCCATCTGCAAAATAGCTTGTGCCTGTGCCAGGCGCTGAGTCTCCGAGAAAATGTTCGGGTCAGATACCGGGCGAATGTCGTTGTTGGACGCAAAGTCGCGCACCTCGATCTCGGTGCCTGACTGGTTGTCCATCTCCTCCAGGTACCAGTGATTGATACGTGAGAGGATCTTCAGTGATTTAGCCTGCGAGCGGTGCAGACGTGAGTGGATGCTCGAGAATACCTTCGCGCCCTGCTCGATTAGTGCCTGGGTGGTGCCCACAGGAGTGTTAGCGTTTGCGTCGCCAATTTTCTCTTCCGCGGTCGTGACCACGCCCTTAGCGGCGTCGGTCAGCCAACCCAGAAGATTGAACAATACTGACGAAGGGGGATTGAACGGCAACGGCATAGCCAACTTGCGGACGTCGTCCACCCCAGGGGCACCTTCAATCTCAAGAACCTGCGTAGGCTCTATCTTGTCGCTTTGCCCGGAGATTCTTCCTCCTTTGAGGCGAAGCATTGTCTGGCTGTTGTTAATGTGAGCTGCATCAAGTAGGGCACGTAGAGCGCCAGTAAGAGCAGCGCTAAGCCCACCAATGAGGTGAGGTAGACCAATGGCATAAGCGCCGCGCCAAGGAATAAACTTATACTCAACAATCCAATCCAGTTTCGTAAGCTTCTCATCGCCTGACTCCCAGTTACGGTACAGCGCAAGAACCTTGCCCGTGCTCTCATCAATACTTAAAATGTACGGCGCGCGTCTTCCCTCGGTCTGCTCGTCCTCCTCCAGACGCAGGAAGCACGTGATCTCGTAGATTCGGCGAACGCCGTCGATGTTTGTTTCGGGCTGGCTTATGCCCTCGATCTTGTCGTTTGCTGCCTTGGACCTCGTCTGCTTGTCGTCTTCAATCTCAGAGACAATAACGTCGCCAATGTCGCGGTAAATTCCCTGCTCAACGCGCTGCTTGTACGTGTCCTCGGTGATGTCCTGGATCTCTGTCGCGCGTGACGCGGTGTAGAAGTTTGTCGCGGCGTAGGGTAGCAGGATGTTATCAATCGGGATCCACTCGCAGGTAGGTCTGCGCTGCTCCGTGTCCATGCGCCACTTCAGGTACTGCGACCCACCCAAAGGAATCTGGGTGAATAGCTGCTCCATCTCGTCGCGGTACTCCTCGATCTGCTCGGTGAGCTGCCAGTTCATAAACTGGACCTTACGGTCGGCGGTCTCTACGCGCTTGCGGTCTGCCTCACCTTTGATCTCAGACTTGACGATCCCCTCGGGTGGCAGCAGCTCCCTGGATGTTGACGCGGCAAAGTCTACGCAGGCCTCGGCCATGACAGGGTGAACAACTTTTGACGCGCCATCAAACACCGCACCTCCAGGTGCGTCCTTGCCAAGTCCTGTCCTGCGAAGGCCGTCCTCGTACTGCTTGTCGCGCTCCTTGCGAGCCTCACGGTCAATCTCAACGTACTCCAA